CACCTTGAGGTTGCTTAGGTTTAGTTGCTGTTGCATCAGAACCTATTCTTCTACGCGAACCAGCATGTGAACTTTGGTCATGCGTACCATGTTTTTCTACTTCGTGATTTTGTTGTAAATCGAATCTACCCAAGAATCGATTTGTTCGTCTGTCATCTCCGATATATCTGATGGTAATTCCACCATCTGAATCTCGTCTTTTTTCGGTGACACCTGTTCCTCCTGTTCCTATTTCTTCAAAATTAACAACATCCCAAATACTGATTTGGTTTCGTTGTCTCCCTAACTCAACTGCTCTACCTCTATCTTGAACATTCTGAGAAACATCAAGATAAACCTTATTGTCCTCTTTATTGTGCCACAAGCCTAAATATTTCTTACCACCACCGAGGTCTTTCTTGTTGGCTTTCACAAAATCAGCCAAAATTTTTCTTCCCTTAACTGGGTCATAGAAATCATCAGCATCCACGATTGGGGCTTTCTTAACAGGGCTGGCAACCATGTAGCCTTTGGTTGGTTCAGAGCCATCCCTCATATTCACGGAAAGACCACCATTGGCTTTAACTCTGTCTAAAACTGATTGTGTTAAACCACGACTCACACCACCTGTTGCCCAATTACCATGACTGGATTGGTCATGAGAACCATGTTTTAGAACAATGGACTCAAGAACATCGCCATCAGTATAAACAAACTTGTCAATATTTATCATGTTCTAACCTTAACATTCACGGTTCTTGTTTCTTTATCAATTCCAGTGATTTGAAACTTTGTTCCCCTAGCCAAAATGTACTCATCCTCTTGTTGCAAAGCACCCCACAAATCAGAACCATCATCTTGACCAATAAAAAACTTTCTTGGCTGAAATGCTTTAGTTCCTTTAGGGACATCTAAAACCATGATGGCGTAATCATCACTTTGATTTGCTGAAAAAAATTTAGCCACATTAACATTACCAGTTGTTGACATATAACCATTATCTTGAAATCCATCCCCAACTTTGGAATCTAATAATTTGTTAGCAATTCCCCCATAAACCCCTCTCAATAAAGTTTTATCTTCTGTTAAACCGGGTGTGGCTTTGATAACTAAATCCATTCCTTGAACAGTAAAAGTATTTTCTACGGTTGGGTTTTTAAGTCTAAGTGCATTATTTGTTACCATGTAACCACTATTTGTGTAGTTCCAAACTGCTTCATATATTGGGGTGGAAACAACTGCTTCGGTTGGATAAGAACCATCCGTAGCCCAATTACCATGAGACTGTTGGTCATGAGACTGATGCTTTTCTATTACAAGAGTTAAACCTTTAGTTGATTCGTAACCAAAATTATCAATCATTAACAACCTCTACATCCCAAACTTTACCCTTGTTATTAACAATTTTCAATTTGCTATCCCTAGGGAGAATAAATTCTGACTCATACCCTGCAAAATCAAGACCTGTAACACCTGCTGGAAATAAACCTTTTGACCCAATGGGTAATTTTATTTTCATAACAATCCCCTCATATAAATTTCCTGCTGATGCAAAATCAAAAGCAATTTGAGTGTCGAGAGTTGTTGAAATAAAACCTTTGTCTTGAAAAACATCACCCGATTTGAGGGAATTAAAAAAATCTAATCCGTTTCCTCGAATGCCCCTGTAAACAATTGTAGGTTCTGACACACCGGGGGCTGCTTTAATCGCATTATCTAAACCATCAATATCATCTTGCCATTGTTCTTCAGAAATTAAAGGGTCACGCAAAGCCTCGTTTATTTCTCTGCCATACGCTCCTTGATATGTTTTTACGACTTTTTTGAAAGAATCTGCTTGAAAACCATTTTCAACTTGGCTTAACATTTTTTTATTCAAATAATTTTGATTTTCTTGAGATGATGAAAACTTTGACAACTCACTTTCATTCCATAGTTGTAAATTATTTACAATTTTAGAAGCACCACCTTCGCCAGCCCAATTACCATGAGACTGCTGGTCGTGGTCTTGATGCTTTTGTATTTCAGAACTCAAATCATTCATGAACTTTGTTTTTGCTTCACCAAATCCAACAGCAGCAAAAAAATACAACTCATCATCTAATAATTCATCAACTACTAAAATATCGTTCATCATTTTAATATTTCCTGAACAGCAGAAGTAATATCAGTTTTAGGAGCATTATATTTAATCTCCATAGCATTTTGAGCAAAAATTTCAGCAAAACCTTCACCATCACTTGTTCCACCGTAAGTGCTTAAAGAATTTTTCAAACTAGGATTGGTTTTAAGTATGTTAGAAACTTTACCCTCAGCACTTGGATTTGCATTAGCGTAAGCGTGACCCCATTCGTGGGCAAGAGTAAATTCTATGGCATTATCTTTTGTTTCTAAAGGCATGCGTTTATCTGGTTTTGCGTTAGTCGCTTCAGCCCAAGTGTGATAAAACTTAATGGATAAAACATTCAAAGTTATTGCACTTCCACCTTTTTGTGTTTTTGCAGTAGTCCCAGCAGTGTTCATACTTCGACTTGTATCTTGTGCTAACAAATAAATTCTTTCAAGGGGAAACTTTTCTTGCAAAAAATCTACTTGTTCAAGTATCGTTTTACGGTCTTCGGCATCAACTCCAGTAATGTTTCTATCAACCTTATTTTGAAAAGTAACTAAAGTATTACCCTTTTTGACAACATCATGATTTTGAAAAAACTTTTTTGTTCTACTTTTGAATGCAGAAATTTGTTGAGGGGTAGCGTTTGGGTTTGCTTCTTTGAAAGCATTAACTTTTGTTTCAATTGAACTCTCACTAAATACTTTGTCCCAACCACCACCAGCCCAATTACCGTGTGATTGTTGGTCGTGCATGGCATGTTTTTCAATTATTGGTTTAAGACCGGGTTGGAAACGAACTCTAACACTCATCAGAACTCTTCCACGAACTCGTCTTGTAATTCTTCAGGAGTAATTGTTCCCCTATCAGGAGGAATCAGAACAGATGTGCAACGACAATTAGGGTGCGCTGGTGGCATCAAATCACCATTAGTGAAAGGAGAATTCCAACCAACAACTTCGCCTTGTAAATCTAAACAAATATCGCAAACATCAACAGGTGCAGTAATCCACATTTTCTTTGTTGCACCATCAACAAGACCACCTTCAAATGCTTGTGTCCAACCTAAATATCTTCCACGATTAGATGCTTCCAAAATTTCTGTTCTAGCAATCATGTTTGCTCTAGCACGAACAAGTGTGGTTCGATACTTTCCTGACATCTCATCTGCTCTTGCTGTTGCTTTCGCTCTAGTCAAACCTTGTTCTTCATATTGGTCAATAAGTCTGCCACGATAATCGTAAACAGCGTTAGCCCAACGAGGATGCAAACCAACAACATTCTTCAAAATTTTTGCTGTCTCACGAACTGTTACTTGGTCAGTGAAAGAACGAGCAATGATTTGTCTAATCGAATCACGAGTGCTGTTATCAACGGCTGTGACAAGGACACCTGCTCTTGTCGTAGCATAAAGAATTGCCCTTGGGTCGGTGTAATTGAAATCGAACTCTGTCAGTGTTGGTCGAAGGTATGATGGAAGATTATTTGGGTCAAGGTTTATGAACTCGCCAGCGTTCAAAGGGTTAACTTGTCTTGGAAGATTATTGTTTTGTCCACGCAAAACAGCGCGAATGTTTTTAGCCGTAGCACCAACACTTGAAGTGACGGCTCTGCTTAACTGATTAACAATTGCTCTATCAGATAAACGAATAGATAAAGAATCAACAATTTGGTTTACTTGCGTTGCATTCAAATCACGCAAAGCACGAGCGATTTCTCTTTCATCAACTCTGCCCCAAGCACTATTGATAGCGCGTTGAATAACTTGGGCTAAAGCAATTTCTTGTGGGGTTAAACTATCGGCTTTTGTAACCTTGGATGTGTGAATCATTATTCAACATCTTCCGTAGGCGAAGCCGTTTTCCCTCCATCAGCCACATCATCAATTAACGCTTGCTCATCAGCCGTCAAAAAGTTATCGTCACCTTTTGGTGCAACACCCATTGCTTCAGCATTATTGTGGTCAGCAGGTGGAAGCCCACCAAGTTCACGCAAATAATCTTCCAAATTAGGGTCAGACATAAGCAAACCAGAATTAGCCAACTTGGAAACATAGTCAGCGATTTCTGTTAAATCAATGTGTGAAACTTCACCATAAGTTAGGTATGGTGCGCGTGCTGTGTCCATGCCGTTAAGTTTTAATAATCTTGGTATCGCGTATTGGTTGATAACTTCTGCAATTGAATTAGCGATAGCATCAACTGCCATTGACCACAAATCCATTTTCGCTGTGCCAAGGGAATAAGAACCAACTCTGTCATGTCCAAGGAGAATGAAATCTGAGAGAACTGACATTGCGATTCTTTGGTCGTATCTGTTAATAATTTTATCTGTATCGAACTGACGGCTACCACCTGTGGAAAGCAAAGACAAGTCAAACATTTTGTGACCTGATTCGTCATACATCAAAGGCATAACGATGCCTTCTTGTTCGTTTCGTTTCACATTCTGAACTATCTGTTCAATTGAATTACGGAAACTTACTTGGTCAGCAGATGCTGTGGAAGATAAATATTCTGGTGGAATGTAAGCGATTGGTAAACCTGCTAAATCTCTTTCAATACCAACTGCTTCGATTTCTTCAATTCTGTGTTTGAAATACCATGAACGATAAGCATTACGAAGAAGTGAACGACCTTCTGGATTGTTTTTATCATTCTTAACACGGAATAACAAAGCCTTCTCAATTGGAATTGCTTTGATATAAACACTTGCTGAAGGGTCTGATTGAATCATTCCCTGAATTCCACCCTCTGCATCAAACATCCATTGCCAAAGTGTTTCTTGACCACGGATAGCAAATTTACGCCAACCTATTTTGTTGTCGCTAAACTTTGACCTGCGTTGAGGGTCTTTGGAATCACCACCACGAACTTTGTAAACTATTTCATGAAATGCGTAACCATAGATAAGCATTGAAAGTATTTGTGTAAGTGTTGCATCCCAAGAATCCGACATGTCGTTTAAGCATTCGTTTACGAACTCTGCTGATTCTTGGTCTTTAGGGCTGGTTTCACCATCTGCTGATTTATCTGAGAATGCTTCTACTCGCCAATCAAGTCGTAAGATAACTTTTTCTATTGCATAAATTATTGACCCGATTGTTGGGTCGTTGTCGGACATTTCACGATAGACTCGTGCGCCTTTAGTGCCACGAAGGTTCGTTAAGAATTCTTCGAATACTGTGCCACCAGAGTGCTTTAACCCTGTTGAACCAAACTCCGATAAATCTGGTTTAGCCACTTAAACCTCTAGTCTCTTGATAAGCCTAAAACTAAGCGTAACGCTTGTGTCTCTGTGAATCCAGCCTTTTGTAATGATAAGAATAGTTCGTGCATCATTACTGCTGCATCATCGAGGGTAACGATGTTTACGCTTGATTCGTTCTTCTCCATCTAAAAAATTATACTGGGATTAAGTGTATATCAACCCCAGTATTGTTTTTAGATTAACTCTTCAATTAGTTTTGTTTGCTCTTCTTGTTCTTTTAATTCTTTATGGTCTGGTTGATAGTGTTCCAGAAGATGTTCTAAATCTTCTTTAACTAAATATGTTTTGCCGTCTGCTCGTAATTCTGTTTTTAATATTGCTGAGCATTGGCATGGAATTGTGTCTGACATGTTTTCTCCCTTTGTAGGTGACAGGGACTTGGAGTCCTCCACTCGGTTGGGGAATTATCCGTTGGGTCGTCATCCCTGTCAGCACCTAGTATACACAACTGGGGTTTAGAAAGGAACTCCTGACCAAGAATCCTCTTTCGGTGTTTCCCAAGGGTCAGGTTGAGAAGATGGGGTAGCAACCTCAACTCTTCGACCATTAACAGGGAAACGCTTCAAAGACATCGCAATCTCTTTAATCGTAACTTCCATACGACCAGCAGGTTTGCCTTCTTTATCTGTCCAAGAATTGTAGGCAACTTCACCAATCACAATAACTGGGTCGCCCTTCTTCAAACTTGTTTGAATATGGTCAGCCAACTTATCAAACGCTGTACAAGACCACGCTGTTGTTCCTTCATTACTCCAAGTACCATCAGCATTCTTTTTAGATTTAGATGTCATCACTGTAAGTTTTGCTAAACGCAAACCATTATCTTTCGCAACAATCTCTGGGTCTTTTGCAAGATTGCCAACAATAGTAATTGCTGTACTCATTTATTTCTCCCTCTTGTTTTTCATTTTTTGTTTACTTTTAGGTGTTGCTTTGGAAATGAGTATAATACCCAACTCCAAAGGTTTCGGTTTGATATTACGAGTTTTGCGTATGAGGTCTCTTTCCTGCTCACTTAAACCACCCCACACACCCATGACACGATTATGTAAACCATATTCGGCACAAGGTTCTCGGAATTCGCAACTGAAACATATTTTTCTAGCATAACGGTAATCACTGACAACGGATGAGCCTTTTATTTCACTGGCAAAAAATATCTCTGGGTCAGTGGAAGCACAAGGTGGGTTTTCGAAGTTTGGGACTTCGTGAACCGACATTACGACTCCTTTTTATTTTTCTTTCTAATAAGTTGTGCAATTCTTTTTCCGTTTTCCCAAACTGCACCTGCTGCAACACCATCATAATAAGATGTTGAAGGTTTTACATAATGACTGCAATCATCCCAAAGATTGCAACCACGGCAATAATCTAATGCTTCTTGCGCTGTTTGTATAGTGATAGCATCAAAGAGTTTTGGATTGGCATTTCGGCAGGGCGCGAGCGATAAGAAAACAGGATTACTGTATTTTGGTTTAGGTTTTTTTGGTCGCGCCATTTGACCAAGTTTAGTTTAACTGGGGTATATTTTCGTTCGCTCATTGTTTGGGCGTGGCTCTTTCCATCCGAATACGCATGTATGGGTATCTCTCTTCTAACAATTTCTCAATCTTTGCATCATTGTCTTCATGAAGTTGTTTCAAGATTTCTTCGCGTTCCTGTTTAGTCATCTTCTTCTTCATCGAACTCATCCTCGCTTTCACCTAAGTAGTCATCAATCTCGTCACCGATTCTGCCTATTGCGTAATCAAGCATCCCTGAATGTCTCCAAGGTGGTGAATTGTCGTCATGTATTGCCATGACCCAAAATTCATTATTGCCACCAAACCATTCGGATACAAGTACCCAACCTGTGCATATTGCTGGTTGTTGAAAAGCAACTCTGCCTAATTC